TACACCGATTTAAAATCTACAATTGCAAGCTACTTAGCGCGTAGTGACCTAACAGCAATTATCCCTAGCTTTATCCAATTAGCAGAAATTCGCTTACGCAGAGATATGCGTATTAGCGAGATGCTTATAAACACGGCACTAACACCATCGTCAGGCGTAGTTACTTTACCTGCTGATTTCTTAGAAATGCGCTCCGTGTACTTTAATTCTAATCCGCTAACGACATTAGAATATCAGTCACCTGATTTATTTTCACGCAACGGATTTAACGATACTTCTGGCACGTCAGTTTACTTTACCATTATCGGTAATGAATTGCACTTCTCTCCAGACCCTGATAGCACAGACACAGTGCAAATCCTCTACTATGCTAAACCTGCATATCTATCTGATTCAAACTTAACTAACGTATGGACTGATAACTGCATGGATGCGATTCTTTATGCGTCACTAGGTGAGGCAGAGCCATATTTAATTAATGATGCACGAATTGCAACATGGGCGGCATTGTATGATCGCGCAGTCGGTGCAATTAAAACAAGTAACGATGGTAAGAAATATCCTAACATTCAACTAGCAGTTACAGCGAGATAATTATGGCTAAAACAAAAGTAAGTGAGTGGTCAAGCACCGCAGCAAACAACACAGATATTAACTCAATAGACATTGCAGAAGGCTGTGCGCCTAGCGGGATTAATAACGCTATTCGTGAAATGATGGCGCAAGTTAAAGATATGCAAGCTGGCACTGATGCAGATAACTTTACAGTAGGTGGTAACTTATCTGTTACTGGTACGACAACTGCTACTGGTGCTATAACAGCAAATGGCGGTGTTACAGGGAACTTAACAGGCAATGTAACGGGTGATGTTACAGGCAATGTTACTGGTAATGTAAGCGGAACTTCTGCAAACGTAACTGGCACAGTTGCGGTGGCTAACGGTGGCACAGGCTTAACTACGCTAACAGCCAATAACGTTATATTAGGCAATGGCACATCTGCACCATCTTTTGTAGCGCCTAGCACGTCAGGAAATGTTTTAACAAGTAATGGTACAACTTGGGAAAGCGCTCAATTAAATACGTTGGTTTCAGGAACAGCGCAAGCATCTACAAGTGGCACAAGTATAAATTTTACAGGTATTCCAAGCTGGGCTAAACATATTACCGTAATGTTTAATGGAGTTAGCACTAATGGTACAAGTCCTATTCAAGTTAGACTTGGTGATTCAGGGGGTATAGAATCTACTGGATACACTAACGCAATCTCTGAATTTTTAGCAGGAATAAGTACAACAAATAATATAACTTCTGCAATTTCTGTAGAAAACGCAACAGGCAATTTAAGCGCATCTTCTGTTAGAAAAGGAACATTAAACCTGTATAATTTTTCTGGCAATGAATGGATTTACACAAGTTTATTAGGAAGCGGCTCAAACGGATTAAATTTTTTAGTTACTGGCGGTAAATCATTGTCAGATACATTAACTCAGCTAAGAATCACAACTTTAAACGGCACAGATACTTTTGATGCTGGCTCAATCAACATAATGTATGAGTAAACTATGCCTACACAACGCATAACATTTACAGAGTGGACACCAGACCAGCCAGGCATTGCTGAAAACTTGTCTATTGCCAAAAATGTAGTTCCTGCTGCTGTTGGTTACATTCCATTTCCTAGTGCAGTTGATTATTCTGGATCTGCTAGTGAAGATTTAAACAACGTATTTGCAGGTAGATTTAGCGCTACTACTACATTATTTGCAGGTGGGGCTACCAAATTATTTAAGTTTGATTCTGCCGATTTAAGCATGGACAACGTGTCAAAAGCTGGTGACTATTCTGGCGTGTTTAAATGGCAGTTTATACAATTTGGTAATACAGTAATTGCCGCAAATAACGTAAACAAATTGCAATACTGGACACTAGGTTCTAGCACTTTATTTGGCGACATTACGCAAGCGCCTATTGCTAAATACGTGACAACAGTGCGTGACTTTGTGGTTGCAGCTAATCTTGATGCTGGAACAAATCCAAACAAGGTTCAATGGTCAGATATTAACGATGAAACAGACTGGACTTCTGGCGCGACAAGTCAGTCAGACTTCCAGATAATTGCTGATGGCGGCAACATTAACGGCATTACAGGCGGTGAGTTTGGCTTGATATTGCTAGACCGCGCAATTATACGCATGACATATATCGGCAGTCCATTTTTCTTTCAGTTTGACACCATCTCAAAAAGTCTTGGTTGCGTAGAAGGTAATTCAGTTACTAAATACGGCAATGTTACTTACTTCTTAGGTGATGACGGTTTCTACTCATGCGATGGTACAAATATTGTGCCAATTGGAAATGAAAAAGTAGACCGTTGGTTTCAGGCTAACTCTAACCCATCTAAGCTAGATACGATGTCAGCTACGGTTGATCCTATTCGCAAAATTGTAGTATGGAACTTTTTAGATAACTTTGGTCAGCGTCAATTGCTTATTTATAACTGGCAAGTGCAAAAGTGGTCATACGCAGATACCGACACAAACTATGTTGCTTATGCAGCTACGGCAGGTTTAACGCTTGAAGCGCTAGATGCTTACGGTACTATTGACAGCCTAACAACATCGCTTGATGACGCTTTGTGGGCTGGTGGCAAGCTATTATTTGCAGGTGTAAGGGCTGACAAGGTTGTCACATTCACAGGCGCAAACTCTACTGCTAATATATCAACAGGTGACATAGGAAGTGAAAGCACATCAATCATTACATTAGCTAGACCAGTGATTGATAATGGCTCAGCGAACGTTGCAGTGGCCTCTCGCAGTCTGTTAAATCAAGGTGTAGATTACAGTAGTTATGTAGCGGCTGATAGTGAGAATAGAGTATCATTACGTAGCGGTGGCAAATATCATCGCTTGTCAGTAGTTCCTACTGGTTCTCAATGGTCAAATGCTATTGGTGTTGATATTGAGATCACAGGGCAAGGCACTCGATGACTGTAGTAAATCAACAATACAGAAAACTTAACCAGTCAGGCGCTACGCCTCGTGAGATATCAGAGGTTGTAAATAACTTGATGGATGGTAAGTCAAATAATGTTGGCACTATATCTTTAAACACTGGCTGGGCTACTACAACAACAATTTATAATGAGCGCATTGGATATGATTCAATTATCTTGTTAGCGCCTAGTAGTGATGCCGCAGAAATTGATGCCGCACCTTATGGTTGTTTTACTAATAATACAGACCAGATTGCACCAAGCGTAGGATCAACCGCAGTTGTTGTTTATGACAGCACAGAAGAATCTAGCGGTGTATATTTTGATCCTGTTAATACATCACGTATATATGTTAGAAACTATGGTGTATATAACGTACAGTTTTCTGTTCAATTAGTTAATAAAGACAATGCACCTCAGCACGCAGATATTTGGTTTAGACTAAATGGCACTGATGTTGCAAGAAGTGCAAGCAGGTTTGATATTCCAGCACGTAAAAGTGCAACAGTGTGGGGGCATACCGTTGGTACTGTTAATACATTTATTGAAATGACAGCAGGTCAATATGTAGAGATTGCAGGTACTACATCAAGCACATTAATCGGCTTAGAAAGTTATCCTGCTGATGGTGCTATACCTAGTCCAGCAATTCCAGCAGCTATTGTTACAGTTCAATATATAGCACCATTTAGTTTAGACAATGTATATATAAGCTCACAACAAAAAGGTCAAGCAACAATTAGTCACTTTGCAAATGATACTGCTGATAAAACTTATAAATACTTGGTGGTAGGATGATTATTACTGCTGTATTGCCAGAAGATATTGAAAGCGTTTGGCATCTAATAAATGATTACATGATTGGTGCGGCAAAATATACGCACGGCAGGTTTAAAGTTGAAGATATTAAAAAAGAATTACTACGCAATCCAAGACAGCAATTATGGATTGCTTATGATGACAAGGTATATGGTGCGGTTATTACAGAAGTTTTGACTTATCCACAGATGAAAACACTTATCATGCACTTCACTGGTGGTGTAGAATTACAAAAGTGGAAAGATGAGATGTTGTCAGTTTTGCGTAGCTTTGCTAAAGACCAACAGTGTAAAGTCATTGAGTCATACGGCAGGACAGGATGGAAGAGAATATTTAAAAACGATGGATTTAATTCTAAATTCATGTTTTACGAATTGCCAATTTAATTTTTAACGCTGTGAAGCGCTGAAAGGTAACAAATGATTACATTACACAAATGGGTTGAAAGCCTAACTGATACATTTACTTTATATGGTGGCGGCAAAGGTGGCGGTGGTGGTGAATCACAAACTCAACAAGGCATTGACCCAATGCTCAAGCCTTATGTTCAATACGGATTGAACGAAGCGCAAAATTTATATAAATCTGCTACGCCTAATTACTATCCAGGCCAAACATACGTTGCGCCATCTCAAGCTACGCAAACAGCACTGCAAGCACAGCAAAATCGTGCATTACAAGGCAATCCATTGTTGCCAGCAGCGCAACAACAACAACAAAATGTGATACAAGGTCAA